CCCCCTGATATATATATATATCTATATCATATATATCATATACATTATACCAGAGGTCCACCCCCCAGCCCCCAAAAACAAATATAAGGTATATGATTGTAAGTAAGATATTCTCCCCCTCTCTCTCTATGGCTATTTAATTGTATCTAGTGCGTAAGATGCGTAGAATGCGATGGATGCAAAAAAGCCCGCAGTTTCAATAACTTACGGGCTATTTTCATCATATCATTGGGGCTTTTCGTGCGTAAGATGGATCGTCTAAACCGACCTAAACCACCTCATTACAACTTTACCGCGATATTTCCGGCCCGGCTTCGCCTCTATTTGCTTTGCAGCCTCAAGGCGAGCGCAGGCGTCTTTAATCGCCTCAGCGCTCACCCGCAGCTTGTTCGCCAGCATGGCCGTGGTCATGCCTGTCTCGTCGTCAATGAAGCCAATCAGGCGCGCGGCAAGGGCGTCTTCGGGCTTTTCTGTCCGGTTGTCGTTGGCGAAGACAAGCGAAGTCTTGTAGTCGATTTCGTCCTTCACGAACGCCGCAGCCCACCGCACATGATCGATGGTCCTGACGCCCTCGTCCAGCGAAAGAATGAAGCTGATTTTAGCGACCGCCTCAATACAACGCCGGATCATGGCAACCGCCGCCTCGCCCATTTTCTCCCCGACAAATTCGGCATAATCAATCCACCAGTCCGCCAGATCCGAAAGCGCCTGCGCAGCCTCGTCGGTCGTCCTGATATCGCGCCTTGGGCCGGTATGTTCGATCCTGTCGCCGCCTTCATCCCCGCCATATAAACGGCCTAGCCTGCCGGTCATTGTGATCGGCATGTCCACCCGCTTAAAGTTCTTTCGAGGTCGTGGGTTGATGTCCCTTTCGCTGACGATGATGGCGCGGCCAAGAAAGCCCTGGCTCGCCGTTTCGCCGTCCATCATGCCGTCAAACGTGCTCGGCGTCGTGAAGCCTACAATGCTCATGAAGGGCCGATCCAGACCGCTCTTGATCATCGCCAGCATACGCAGCGCGCTCGCTTCAGCTTCCTCGTCCGCGTTCTCTTTCGCGCGGCTTAGGGCGCCGGTGTAAAGCTTGCGAAGATCTCGGCTAACGTCGCCGCCCAGAAGCATCTTGCCGTTAGCCTTGGAATAGGCCGACATGATCGTCCCGAAGACGCCTTCAAGGTAAGACGCGCCGCCACGCTGCTGCGCGCTGCGAACCTTGTTCAGAAATATCCCGATTTCGTCGATGCTGTAGAAGCTGGCTTGATGTTCAATCAAATTCCGCGTCACCTCTTGCTCTGACTTGATCGTGCCTTGCAGCGCCTCCTGCACGCCCGCCGATATGTGCAATTCGTTGAACGCCTGCATAACAGCTTCCTTGCCCGTGCTGGACGCGGCAACGCAAAACGCCATCAGGTTGGCTGTCACGCCGCCGTGTAGATCATAGTGCGACATGCCGCCAATGTTGCCTATCGCTGACAAAGCCGCCGCCACACATAGACGCCGCCGACGATAGCGGCACTGTCCGTCAATCCAGTCCGTCACATCCCCGACAAATCCCGGCGGCGACATAAGGTCAACGCCGCTGATGTCAATCGGCATTGGGAAATCACCATCATCAACATGCTCCGCCTCGAAATCATCCTGACGCGGGATCGCCATTGCGGCGCCCTTGTCAAATTCTGCAAAGTCATCTTCCCGCGCCTTGGACAAAGCCGCCTGGCGGGCGCGCTCTTTCTCGTCCTCGCGCTCGTCGTAAGACGTGCCAACGTGGTAATCACTGAGGTTCCAGCCCCCATCATTGTCTATCATTGTTTCTCCGCCCATTTGATAAACGCCAGGCGACTTTCTGGCGTCAGTGTTTTATATGCCGTCGCCGCAAGCCGCTTGGCCGCGTTTTCGGTGATAACGGTCTTTTCCAGCGCCGTGATCGCCGCGACTGCATACGCTTCCAATTCCGCTTGGTGTGCGCAGGACGCCCAAAACGCCGCGTCCTCGCGAACCTTATCAGCCATCAACGGAACATCAGGACAGCCAGCCCCGTTGCGATCAAGCCAATGTGTCACCACCACCGCAGCCCACAACCCAGAGTGACGCTTGGCGCTGTCCAAAAGTTGATAAACCGCTTCGGCTATCTCGCCTTCAGTCTGCATTTTCAGGCGTCGCGCGGCGGGCAACAAACAGCGCGGCAAAACGCAGAAAGTCGGACATGGACCGGATACCATAACGCGCCATTGCGACTTCGATTTCCGCGCGTTCTTCTTCATTTAGAGATACGGGCGTTCGTTTCGTTTCCATCGGAACATTCCTTTTGATGCTTCATTGACGCTTGACAGTTGCCTTAAAGGCGGCCTAGTGTCAACACGCGGTGTTTGAAGGGTGTCGCCGCCACCCACGGCCAATGGCCATACATTTAGGAGAAACAAGGATGAGCATCCTTGAAACCGCCAGCGTTCCTGGCGCCGGCCCCCAGATCATCACCATTTGCGGTGATGCTGGACTTGGTAAGTCGTCGCTTGCTGCGACTTTTCCAAAGCCGATCTTTATGCAGGCTGAAAATGGCGTTTCGCGCATTCCAGCGTCGTTTCGCCCGCCAGCTTTGCCAATGATCAAAACAGAAGAAGACCTTGGCGCGCAGTTGAAGGCAATCATCCACGATGACCACGAATATCAAACTTGCGTCATCGACACGATTTCGGCGCTTGATCGCATCTTCATTCAGTCAATCTTGAAACAGGATGGCCGGGCGAAGTCGATCAATCAGGCGTTAGGCGGCTATGGCGCCGGGTTTGGCGCGTTGGCTGCGCGTCATCAGCACGTTCGCAATGCAGCGGAAATGATGCGCCAGAAGCGCAACATGAATGTTGTGTTCCTGGCCCACACGGAAGTCAGCACGATGCGCCTGCCGGATCAGGATGATTTTAGCCGGTACAGTCTGCGGATGACGCACGACAAGAGCCTGCCGCCATATCTTGATGATGTCGATGCTGTCGGCTTCCTACGTCAACGTCTGGTCGTCACTGGCGATGATGGCGAGCGCAAAAAGGCGATCAGCGACGGAACGCGCGAACTTGTGTTGCACGTCAGCGCGTCGAATGTCAGCAAAAACGCCTACGGCGTCACCGAACCAATCGAAGTCAAGCTTGGCGTTAACCCGCTGGCCGCATTCATCCACAACGCAGAACAGGGGAAATCAGAATGAGTTTCTGGGAACTATCAGACGGCGAAGCCGCCAACAAAGACGCCAAAACGGAATATGAAATTCCCGGCGGCAACATGGAGCCGATCCCCAATGAAAGCGACGTGCTGGCCCGCATCAAAGATGCGAAATGGGCAGGCAAGAAAGACGCGCCTGAAAAATACGTCGAAATTCAATGGCAGGTAGAAGCGCCGGATCAGTTCAGGAACCGCATTGTCTTCCACAAGCTTTGGGTCGCGCATCTCGACCCCAACGCCAAAGACGAAGCGAAGGCCAAGGAAAAGCGGGACAAGGCCCGCCGTATGCTGGCCACCATCGACGCCAACGCCAAGGGGTCGCTGATGCAATCCAACGACGCCCCGACCGATAACAGCCTTGCGCTGGCGCTGGTCGATGCTCGCATGGTCATCAAGGTCATGGAATGGTCGATTGAAGACAGTTCAGGCGGCGGCACGATCCGGGGCAATTGGGTTGCGGGCGTAAAGGGTAAAGACAGCGAAACCCGCGTTGGCAATGCTCTGCCTCAGAAGCCCAGCGCACCTGCCTATGACGGCGGCGGCGGCGCGAATGATCTAAACGACGAAATCCCGTTTTGATCTGCAATGAAACCGGCGGCGCGGGGCAACCTGCGCCGCCAACATAAAAGGGAAAGCAAACATGGAACAGCAAACGCCAGAATGGTTTGAAGCGCGGCGCGGCAGGCTGACAGGAAGCATGGCCGGGGCTGCGCTGGGCTTGGCGCCATACATGAGCCAGGAAGACTGCCTGCGGGCGCTGGTGCGGTCTATGCACGACATGCCGTCCGAATTTGAGGGCAACATTGCGACGGAATGGGGAAACGCCAATGAGGCGCTGGCGCGATCCGCATATGAAATGGAAACGGGACAAATTGTCGAGCCTGCGGGCTTTGTGCCGTTTGAAGATTGGTCGGGCGCATCGCCTGATGGGTATGTTGGCGAAGATTGCTTGGTCGAAATCAAGTGTCCGTTTGGCATTCGCAAAAACGCCGAACCTGCGTTTAAGCCTCTGGAAGATCAGCCACACTATTACGCGCAAATACAGTTGCAGCTCCACGTCACGGGGCGGCTGGTCTGTGATTTTTTGCAGTGGACGCCGCACGGCCATCAAATCGAGGTTGTCTTTTATAACGCCGCATGGATCACAGAGAACTTGCCCAAGCTGAAAGCTTTCTGGTGGAAGGCCCGCGAGGCGGATCCGGCGGCATTTGAAGGGCCAAAGCGCAAGGTGATCGACACGCCGGAAGCGGCGAAGCTGATCGCTGAATATGACGAACTGCGGGATGCGATTGACAACGCGAAAGAGCGTCAGGCAGACATTCTTGATCGGCTTGTGATCATGTCAGGCGGAAAGAACGCCGACGTTGCTGGCCGCAACCTGACGCTGGTCAAGCGCAAGGGGTCGGTATCTTACGCCAAAGCGATCAAGGAACTGATGCCCGACGCTGATCTTGAACCGTATCGCGGCAAGGCGTCTGAAAGCTGGCAGTTGAAATAATGGGCATCAAGGAATATCGCGATTTTATCGCAGGAAAATCAGCTTCATTATCCTCAAAAGGAATGAATCCAGCTCAGATCAATAGCATGGCAAAGGTGCATCAATTTGCTGTATTGGAGTTTGCATTAGAGAAAGGGAAATGTGCGGCATTTCTGGACACCGGCCTTGGAAAATCATTTATCGAATTGGAGTGGGCAAGGCAGGTTTCAGACGAAACTAAAAAACCAGTCTTGATTTTGACCCCTCTTGCTGTCGCAGGGCAGATGATAAGAGAAGGTGAGAAGTTTGGAATTGATGCCCGTCAGATCAGAGATCAATCCGATGTCGGATCAGGCATCATGGTGGCAAACTATGAGAGATTGCCAAAGTTAAATCCCGCATCATTTGGCGGCGTTGTGCTTGATGAAAGCAGTATTCTAAAGTCTTTTGCAGGCAGGACAAGAAATCTGTTGATGGATGCGTTTTTTGAAACGCAATTCAAACTTGCGGCGACGGCAACGCCATCTCCCAACGATCATATGGAACTTGGAAACCATGCAGAATTTCTTGGCATTATGCGTCAACAAGAAATGCTTTCAAAATGGTTCATTAACGACACTTCAACCGCATCACAGGAGTGGAGGTTAAAGGGGCATGCCCAAGATGATTTTTGGGCATGGGTTGCGTCATGGTCCAGGTGCGCAACACTGCCATCCGACTTGGGCGGAGATGACACTGGATATGTTTTGCCTATGATCGATCGTCACTTGCACCAAGTCAGCGCGGATCGCACTGCGGACGTAGATGACGGGATGCTTTTCAGAATACCTGAATTAAGTGCAACTAGCTTTCACAAGGAAAAACGTCTGACAATGAAGGATCGTTGCGAGCGTGCCGCCGATCTTGCAAACCATGATCGCCCTGTGACGGTATGGTGCGAAACAAACGAGGAAAGCGCGTTACTTGCTTCTCTAATTGATGGCGCTGTTGAGGTTCGAGGCGATCAGAAACCGGAGGAAAAAGAAGCCCGAATTTTAGGGTTTTCCGATGGCAAGTACAGGGCGATAGTCACCAAGCCAAAACTGGCTGGCTTTGGCGTAAACTGGCAGCATTGCGCGCACGCTGTCTTTGCCAGCATCAGCTTCTCATACGAGCAGCATTATCAGGCTGTCCGCCGATCTCATCGGTTTGGACAAAAGGAACAAGTGCGAAACGATATCGTCATTTCCGATACTGAGGCGTCAATATGGCAAGCAATACACGGCAAGGCTGCGAAACATGAGGAAATGAAAAAGCGCATGTCTGACGCAATGAAGCGCGCCCAGTCAAAAGCCAGTGTAAGAGTGAAATACGAACGCCCGCTTGATTTGGCGTTCCCCGATTGGATCAAGGGAGAAAAAGCATGAAAGAACCAGAATACGAAGGTAACGGATGGGCTTTCCATAATTCCGACTGCGTTGAAGGTATGTACGCAATGCCAGAAAACAGCGTCGATTGCGCAATATTCTCTCCGCCGTTTGGCGATCTGTTTGTGTATAGCGACAGTGAACGCGATCTGGGCAACGCCGGGGAAGGAGATGCGTTTATGGATCAATACGCATTTTTCGCGGAAGCGTTGACCAGAGTTTTACGGCCTGGCCGTATTGCTTGCGTTCACTGCACTGATTTGCCGATGCGAAAAGGCAAACACGGAGCTATCGGGATGCAGGATTTTTCCGGCGATTTGATACGCGCTCATACAAATGCGGGGCTAGTTTATCACGGTCGCGCAACGATCTGGAAAGATCCAGTCGTTGAAATGCAGCGCACGAAGGCGCTTGGATTGCTTTACAAGCAAATTCGGAAAGACAGCGCAATGAACCGCGTCGGCATGCCTGACTATATGCTGTTCTTTCGTAAAGACGCTCCAAACGACAGGCCCATTTCACACTCGGCGCCCGGCGATGAAGATGCCGTTAAGATCGCCCGTGAATGGCTTGAAGATTTAACTCGAAATGGCCTTTGCGCAGGTTGTCCACATGACGATGTTCTTTCTGATCTCATTAAAGATGCTGAGTTCGACGTGATGGAATGGCAGCGCATTGCTTCGCCGGTCTGGATGGACATCAAGCAGGGAAATGTTTTGAGAAATTACAGAGATGCCAAGGGCGCGAATGACGAAAAGCACGTATGCCCTTTGCAGCTTGACGTGATCCAAAAGTGCTTGCGCCTATACAGCCGACCGGGGGATGTGGTCATGGACCCGTTTAACGGGATTGGCTCAACTGGTTATGAAGCTGTAAAGGGGCGTCGGAAATATATTGGTTTTGAACTGAAACCAGAATACGCGGCTCAGGCAAATTTGAATTTGAAAGATGCCGAGCGGCAAGGTTCCGATCTCTTTGCATGACCCCCGAACAAGAGGCGGCGGCTAATGTCGCCGCCAACAAGATTATTCGCGAACTGACTGCGGCGAAAACGCCGGAGGAATGCGAGGCGATTAGCAAGCGCACGGCGAAGATATTTGCGAGATTGCAGCAGGTCCACCCGGTGCGGGCAATCCACATTGTCAATCTGGCCAAGGTCAAAAAGAGGGATTTTGAAAAGATGGATGGAGATTTGATCGACGGGTTCGACCTATGACCCTGCGCCCATATCAACAGCAAGCGCACGACGCCGCATGGGCGCACGTCAAGCAGTCATATGACTTGTGCCTGATCGAAGCCGCCACCGGCGCGGGCAAGTCGCACATCATCGCGGCCTTGGCCGAGACGATCCACGGCCATACGGGCAAGCGCGTTTTGTGTCTGGCGCCCAGCGCGGAATTAGTCGTTCAAAACCGCGAAAAGTTTCTGGCAACCGGGGCGCGGGCAAGCATGTTCAGCGCCAGCGCAGGCGGCAAGGAACTGCGTCACCCGGTGGTGTTTGGATCGCCGCTGACCGTCAAAAACAGGATCAGCCGATTTTGCCAGCAGGGAAAGAACGGATACGCCGCTGTCATTGTGGACGAAGCGCACGGGATCACGCCGACGCTGAAAAGCATCATTGCCGCAATGCAGGAGACGAACCCGATGTTGCGCGTGATCGGCACAACGGCGACGCCATACCGGATGGGAACCGGATACATTTTTGACATCTGGCCCGACGGTCGCGTGAACGGCGACGACTTTGCGCATAAGCCGTTTTTCACAAAACTGGTCAGCCGGATCACGGCGCCGGAATTGATCGACATGGGATATCTGACGCCGCCGAAGATCGGAGCGCCTGGCGCTGACGGATATGACACGTCAGAGATGCAGGTGAACGCACGCGGGCAATTCGACAAGGAAGACGTTGACCGCGCGTATCACGGCAAGGGCAGGCTGACCTCTGATATTGTCGCTGATGTCGTCAACCAGGCGCGCGAGCGCAAGGGCGTGATGTTCTTTGCGGCGACCGTGCAACACGCAAGCGAAGTGCTGGAAAGCCTGCCGCCGGAATTGTCAGCGATCGTCACGGGCGAGACAAAGAAGAAAGAGCGCGACGCGATCCTGCGACGCTTCAAGGCGCGCGAAATCAAGTATCTTGTCAACGTCTCAGTTCTGACGACCGGCTTTGACGCGCCTCACGTCGATTGCATTGCGATCCTGCGCAAGACGGAAAGCGCCGGCCTATGGGCGCAGATCATGGGGCGCGGCTTGCGGCTGGATGACGGGAAAGATGATTGCCTTGTTCTCGACTACACCAGCAACATTGACGATCATTTCCCTGACGGCGACTTGTTCGATCCTCAGATCACGGCGCGCATTCCCGGCGAAAAGGGCGTGGGGATCGAAGCGACATGCCCTGACTGCGGATATCAAAACAAGTTTTCCGTTAATCCTGACGCCAAGGATTTCGAACTGGACGCGGCTGGTTATTGTCTGGATTTGAACGGCGTGCGGATCGAAACGGAATATGGCCCGATGCCTGGTCACCTTGGTCGACGATGCAACGCATACCATTTGCAGCGCGGCACGCATGTGCGATGCGCGTATCGCTGGACGTCGAAAGAATGCCCGGAATGCGGCGAACCGAACGACATTGCTGCGCGGTATTGCCATAGCTGCAAGGCGGAGATTGTGAACCCCAACGAAAAACTTGTGGCGGACTTCAAGAAATTGAAGCGCGATCCGACGAAGACGCAGACGGATGAAGTGACCAGCATGACCACGCGCGACGGCATTTCGAAGGCGGGGAATAAAACGGTGCGCGCTGATTTCGTGACGCCTTATCGCTCGTTTTCGGTTTGGTTTATGCCAGAAGCAGAAGGATGGAAGCAGCGACAAGCGTGGGAAGTGTTCGCCGCTGCGACCGATTACGGCAAGACGCCACCGGCAACAGTGACTTATGCAAAAGACGCTGGCAGCGGTTTTTATCGCGTCATTGCATTTAACAAGGAAGCAGATCATGAACCTCAAGACCCTATCTTTCCCGGTGTTTGGCGACCAGACGTTTCGCGGGAAATGCCCGCCGGAAAGCGTCGAGCAAATCACATTTTTCAATTATCTGCGGCGAAACTATCCTGACACTTGGGGCGCGCTGGCGCTGCATCCTCGCAATGAACAGCAATTGCGCGGCGGTCAGTTTCGCGGGATGATCAAGCAGAAGGCCGAGGGGATGACGCCTGGCGCGTCTGACATTGTGATCCCGGCGAGCGTGTCGTTCGTTTGCGAGATGAAGCGCCAGGACCACACAAAAAGCAAATGGCAGGATGGACAGATCGCCTATCTTGATGCGGCCCAGCGCGCTGGCGCGTTTACCTGCGTTGCATTGGGCAACCTTGGCGCGCTTGAAGCGTTTGAAGCGTGGCTACTTGAACTTAAACAGGCTGCGATCAAGCGTTGATCCTGTCAGTTCTTCCAGCGCGTCGAACCACGACGCGGGGAAAGATTGTGCGCGCTGTGCCAGCGTGATCGCCGGATCACCAACGCCGAGACGCGCGGCCACGGCCTTAACTCCGCCGGCCCGCCTGATGATTTCGATGTGTTTGTTTTCCATGCCCTGTAAATATATTTTGCAAATTGTTCGCGCAAGGGGTTGCATTAATGCATAAAATAATTACTGCTATTGCAGAAGACAAAAACAGGAGAAACGAACATGACCAAACCAGAAATGATTGAGTGCGCCGACGGATCCAAGCAGTGGCGGCTAAATGGCAAACACCACCGCGAAGACGGCCCCGCGATTGAGCGTGCCAACGGCACCAAAGAATGGCGGCTGAACGGCAAACTCCACCGCGAAGACGGCCCCGCGATCGAACACGTTAATGGAACCAAAGCATGGTATCTGGACGGCAAACGCCACCGCGAAGACGGTCCTGCTATTGAGTGGGCTAACGGCCACAAAGAATGGTATCTGGACGGAAAACACCACCGCGAAGACGGCCCGGCCATTGAAGGGGCAAACGGCTACAAGGAATGGTGTCTGAACGGCAAACTCCACCGCGAAGACGGTCCTGCTATTGAGTGGCAGAGCGGGCGCAAGGAATGGCGGCTGAACGGCAAACGCCACCGCGAAGACGGTCC